CACACACGAACGCATACCACCTTGGTGGATTTCTGTGGTTTGAACACGTTTCGGGGTTCCTGGTGTGGGTTGGGGTGGTGGGTTCACCAGTGTGTGGGGGTGGGTGATTTGTGGTTGGGTGGAGACCTCCCGATGTTTCCCACACGCTTGTTGAGCGTGGACAACCGTCCCGTCTGGCCTGCCATATTGTGTCCCTGGCTTGGGCACCCCGATTGTTCGCCTCTCGGTGGTGTGAAGGCCGCACCATTGTTGCTGCAGTGTCGATCTCTGAGCTTGGTGGCCGGGTCCCAACCGGCATGGGGGTGTAACCCCTCTAACGGGCCTGCGCCGGGGACTGACCGTGCGACCACCTATCCGTAACACTGTCAGGTGGACGACCTGTGTGTTTCGTGGTGATGTGACCACCATACCTTCCACTGGTGGTGTGTGGTGGCGACACGCTGGGGGAAAAGTGTGGTGTGGGGGAAACGTTGGTGGGGGTGGTATGTGGGGTGGGGGGACCAATGTTGCGGGGTGCCTGATATTGTGGTGTCAACAACAGAGAGGGAGGCCATCGTGGCTAGACCATCATTGGGGAAGTCAGGACGTACCGTGTCGGCGTCCACGAAGATCACCCAAAGAGAGCAAGAGGCCCTGATCGAGAAGTACGGGTCGCTGTACAAGGCTGTGAGGCGTGGTGTTGAGCTGGCTTTGGGTGAAGCAACCGCGACCACGTTGGACGGCCGCACCGTCAACGGGCTTGACGGGTTTGAGGCGGAGCAGTCGGGCCCAGACACCATTCGGGGCCACCGGCTGCAAGATGTCGTTGTTGACGAGGCTGAAGGCTTCCACAAGAAAACCGAAGGCTCGTGGACTGAAACCCCAACGGTTTACACCGAAGAGGACGACCAGTACCCCACCCATGACGAGATTGACGAGCAACGCCGGCAAGAAGCACGCGAACGACTCAAGCAACTGTCTGAACCCCAGGAGGAACCAATGTCCGAAGACAACGAAACGCTCACCGGTGTCGTCCACCCCCCCGAGGAAGACACGACCCCACCGGTGGAGGGGGAAGCTGAAGAACCCAAGCGGGTGCCTGATGAGGACTGGGAAGAGGACTTCGCGTCGAACAGCCCCACCACTCAGGGCATCCCGCAACCTGACTTCACCCCACCGCCACATGTGCACGTCAAGGATCACGTGAAGCGCAAGGTCATGGTGAAGGGCCAGATGAAAAAGATTTGGGCGTGCTCCTGCGGTGAAGTGATCTCCTGATGCTGAGTGTGGGCATGCACGTGGGCAGGGGGCTCGCCCCGGACAAAAGAATCGAGCAGCTGTGCTCGTGCCCGAAAGAACCATGCGGGCTGGTAGACGAGGACAAGGCTGACCAGCAGTGTCAGCAGCACCAACCGCATCAGACGATGCGGCAGCTGCACGCTCCAGAGGAGTGCCCTGGTGTTTCCTGACGCGATCAGGCACATGCTGGTGCCAGTGGATTCGGTGGAGCCGCATGAGCAGAACCCCAATGAGGGTGATGTGGATGCGATTGTTGAGTCAATCCAGGTCAACGGCTTCCATGGGGTGATTGTTGCCCAGAAGTCGACCCGCAAGATCATCGTCGGCAACCACCGGTGGTATGCGCTGAAACAGATCGGTGTGGTACAGGCGCCCGTGATGTTCGTAGACAAGAACGACGAAGAGTCAGTGCGGGTCATGTTGGCGGACAACCAAACGTCAGCACGATCCCGACGTAACTCTGACGACCTGTCTGCGTTGCTGTCTGCACTGCAGGACACCGAGTTGAAGTTGTTGGGCACAGGTTACAGCGAAGCAGACCACCTGCAGCTGCTGGGTGACCTCGACAAGCTCGAATCACAGAGCATGAACGAGCTCTTGTCCAACGATCCAGTGTTGAACCCGCCGGCAGTGGTTAATGTGACCGGTTTCCTCAACGACGATGGCTCCACGGACACGTTTCATGCGGATGACATCAATGATGTGCTGATTCGTTTGGCAGACTTGGGCTATAAAGCCAGGAAGGGGTGACCATGAGCGAGTCAACGGACATGACTGTGCCAGACATGCTGGATGAGACTGCGAAACGGCAACTGTCGGCCGTAGCTTTGCGTGTCTCGGGAGCTAACTACGGTGAAATCGCCCGGACGTTGGGGTTCTCTACCCCGCAAGCGGCAAAGAGCGCGATCCTTGACGCGTTGTCGAACTCTGCCACTGAAGCTGAGATTGGGCAGGTACGGAATCTCAACGAACGCCGACTCAACAAACTCCTACTGAGCTGTTGGGCAAAAGCGACTGATGCTGACGACGAAGAACACTTGCAGTACGTGAGAATGGCGTTGGCAATTATTGACCGCCACTCCAAGCTGATGGGTGCCGATGCCCCCTCACAGATGGTCGTGCACACCCCAGACCAGAAGGAACTGGTGGATTGGGTCAGCCAGATGGCGAACCAGGTCACAGCCGATGGTGTGGCACGGGAAGCGGACATCATTGATGCGGAGATTGAGGAAGAAGGGGAGAAGTTGGATGACGGGGAAACCTAAATGGCATGATGTCGCCATGGAACGCGTCCATGATTCCCTGAATGCGCGCCGTTCGCAGCACAAGGCCCCGAAGAAAGCGAAATGGGGGCACGACATCACACTGAGGTCAACGAAAGATTTCATGGCGTTGGCTCACGAGGCCGCAGAGCTGCATGACATCACTGTTGGGGGGTTCATGCGTCGCGCTATTGCCAAGCAGATCGCCTTGACGTTGGGTATGGATGTGCTTGATGTTCTCAGCTTCAACCCGATGCCAGCAAGGTATGGGTCAAGCCGTTCCACGAGGGGCCCTGACGGTGAAGTACAACCCGATACGGGGGAAGGCTTCGGTGACTGGGCGTGGTGAACACCGAAAACGCAACTGACGGCTCCGAGTTGGGGTTCGACCCCCATGAGTACAAGCGTTGGCCGGCAGACGTGCAGGCTCAAGCGGCCTCGATGCTTGAAGACCTCACCGAAAACCCCCCAAAAGCTTGGTATTGCGCCTCGCCAGGACGGTTCTGTGACGGTAAACCCCATGCGGGGTACCCGTACAAGCATGCTCGGGCTGACCAGTGGCCCCCACCGGGTCAAGACTGGTACACGTGGGTGTTGAAGTCGGGTCGTGGCGCCGGAAAGACGCGCGCAGCGACCGAATGGGTGCGGAAGATGAGCGAGAAGGTTCCCCGTATCGCTGGTGTGGGTCGTCGCGGTGTCGACATTCGTGAAACGATGGTGGAAGGCGACTCAGGGCTGATTGCGGTGTGCGAAACCGCTCGGATCGGGCATTTGTGGGAGCCGTCGAAGAAGAAGTTCACGTTCCAAAACGGCGCAACCGTCATGTTCTACTCTGGTGAAGAACCAGACTCGTTGCGCGGCCCCCAGCACGGCTTGGCGTGGTTGGATGAGCCCGCGCACATGCCTTTGATCGAGGATTTGTGGAACAACCTTCTGTTGGGGCTGCGTTTGGGTCAAAACCCACGCATTCTCGTCACCACCACACCGCTGCCTTCTGACTGGATGAAAGCACTAGTGAAACGGGAGGATTCTAGGGTCATCACCGTCTCCACCTACGAGAACCTGGACAACTTGGCGCCAACATTCCGGGAACAGGTGCTGGAACGGTATGAAGGTACCCGTCTTGGTTTGCAGGAGCTGCACGGCGAGATCATTGCCGATGTTGAAGGTTCTCTCTGGTCGCAAGACATGATCGAATCGTCGCGCAAGAAGGATTTCGACCCGAAGAACGTGGTGTTCGACCAGATCGTTGTCGGCGTAGACCCTGCAGGGGGTTCAGGGCGCCGTAACGACGAAACCGGCATCATCGTGTGCGGCCGCATGGGTGATAAGACGAACGGCACGTATGTGGTGCTCGATGACTTCTCCGGGAAGTATACGCCCAACGAGTGGGCGTCACAGGTGGCTCGTGCGTTCAACAAGTGGAACGCCCACAAGGTGGTAGCCGAGAAGAACTTCGGCGGCGCTATGGTGGCGTCGACGCTCAGGAACTCGCAGCACAACCTGCCGCTGGAGACGCCGAGCTCACAGAAGTCGAAAGAGCTCCGCGCGGAACCTGTTGTCGCACTGTACGAGCAAAAACGTGTGATCCACGCCGGCAAGTTTTTGACCATGGAGACCCAGCAGCAGGAGTGGGTTCCTGGCTCATCGCGCAAAAGCCCCGACCGGATTGATGCGCTTGTGTTTGCCATGACCGCTCTAGCCGGCAGGGGTGGTCCGGCATCATTCAATGCCCCCAAGGGTCGATTTAGGAAATAGGAGGTAGCATCGTGGGTATGGAAACGTTCACCATCTTTCAGTGGGTCATGGTGGCAATAGTCGGTACTTTGGCGTCAGCACGGTTGGTCAGGCTGGTGTCTTTTGACGAGTACCCGCCAACTGTCTGGATGCGCAACAAGTGGGATCAGGTCACCCTCAAGGAAGATGCGGAAAGTGTGCAGAAGTATGCGGGTTGGAACAAGCTGATCCACTGTGCGTTCTGCGCGTCCTTCTATATCACTGCCGTTGTCGCCATTGCCGGGCTTGTCACTTCCTTCGGTGTTGTGTGGTGGGTGGTATGTTCGATCTTGGCGGCATCCTATGTCGCGGGCATGATCGTCGCATCGGACTGGGGGTAATCAGTGCCTCGTGTTGAAAAGCAGCTGCAGCAGAGGAGCCTCACCGCCTCCGGCCGGCAGATCAAAATGGACAGTACCGGAATCGCTGACTACCGGAACTGGAAGAAAGCGGAAGCCTGGCAGGACGAAGCCTGGCGTTTCTACGACATCATCGGCGAGTTTGAGTACGCAGCGAACTGGGTGGGCAACCTGCTGTCGCGTGCAAAGCTCGCGGTCAAGAAGGATGGCGAGCCAGTCGGCGACAACGACCCTGCTGCGCAGCTGCTGAACAACTTCTTTGGTGGGCCGGAAGGTCAGGCGCAGATGCTGCGCATGTTGGGTGTGCATCACACTGTTGCCGGCGATGCACTGATTGTGTCGTGGACTGACAGCGCCACAGGTGATGACCAGTTCGAGCTGGCTGCACCGAAGAACTTCAAGACTGCAGGTGGCGTCAAGACTGTCAACGGACGGAAAATCGAAGGCGCCCCATTCGTCGCGAAGGTCTGGAATCCTCACCCTTCCGACCCGGAGAGGTCAAACGCCCCCTCTCGCGCTGCGTTGCCGGTGTTGTCCGAGATCGAAAAACTGACAATGCATGTGGCGGCGCAGATTGATTCCAGGCTAACGACGGCCGGAATGCTGCTCCTGCCCAACGAGGCCACGTTTACGGCTGCTGGAGACAAGAACGCGAGTGACGGGTCCATTGCCCAGGGTGGTACGGATGCGTTCGCCGAAGCGTTGCAGGATGTGATGTCGACCGCCATTGGTGACCGGGGTTCCGCTGCAGCGAACGTCCCTATCATCTTCACTGCTGATGGCGAGCATCTGAAGAACATCAAGCTGCTGAAGTTCTGGAGCGAGCTTGATGCCAAGACCTTGGAGATTCGAGACGCCGCGATCCGGCGCCTCGCCTTGAGCATGGACATGCCCCCAGAAGTGTTGCTGGGCACCGGTGACTCAAACCACTGGGCCGCGTGGTCGGTCGATGAGAGCTCAATCAAGTCCCACACCGAACCCACACTGCTGCATCTGTGCGCTGCGATCACCGATGCGTGGTTGAGGCCGGCGCTGAAGCTTGATCCGAACATCGACAGCGAGAACGCATCGCGCTACGGGATTTTTGCGGACACGTCCGATCTGCGGCTGCGCCCCAACCGTTCCAAGGAGGCTGTGGAGCTGTGGGACCGTGGTGCGCTTTCCGATCAGGCACTCATTCGGGAGACGGGGTTCAACCCGAAGGACGATGTCCCCGACGACAACGAGACGAAGCGCCGTCTGCTGCGTGCCATTGCGTCCGGGTCGGCGACGCCGGAAATGGTGGCTCAGGCCGCAGAAGCCTTCGGGGTCTACTTGGAGGCGGAAGGCGAGGAGCCAAACGAGTCTCGCCCGCGCCCGTCGCTCAAGGAGCATCCAGATCAGGGCCCGCCGGATCAGGATGAAGCGGAGAAGCGCGCCGAGAGAAGGGCGCGTCAATCTGCGCTGTTGTCGGCATCAGAGCAGGTCGTGTTCCGTGCGTTGGAGCGTGCCGGCAACAAGATGGGGAACCAGCTGAAGCTCAAGGTACACAAGGATGTCGCGCCTTCTGAAGCGTACCTATTCGCCAAGGTCCCCGAGAATCAGGCTGACTTTGTGTTGGAAGGCGCGATCACGCACTTGGATCGCTTTGCTGACGACCATCATGTTGACGCAGAAACATGGACTAAGGCGGTTTACGAATACTGCTATAACCTGGTGGTGAAGCAGAAGCGCTACAGTAAGACGTCTTTGGAGCGCGTGGTGAAGAGGCTGGAGTTCACAGATGACTGAGTTGGAAACGTTCGCCGCAGAGCGCCGCAGCGTGCTTGAAAGCACTGATGACCGTCTGCGCGCAGCAGTTGAGGATGGTGTGGAAAGCCGCAACTGGGAAGCGGTAGTGGCTGCAGCCAGTGTGGTGTGGCTGGAGGTGTTCGCCGAGAACACTGAAGTTGACAGCGCGGGCTTTCTTGAGGCATTCCGCGACATCCTCGCATCGACGCTTGCGCTGGCGACTGAGGACTCGAACCCCGAAAACCAGGTTGAGCGCATCACCGCATGGGCGTCAACGTTCACCGTGAATGACGCCACCAACGCAGCGAACTCCACCCTTGGGCTGTCAAAGCAGTGGGTGACGATGCTTGATGATGACGTGCGAGAAACCCACCGTGATGTTCATGGCGCCGAGGCGCCTCTCGGTGGGACGTTTGAGATTGGTGGATTCCAACTCCACTACCCCGGTGAACCCGTTGGTCCCCCTGGGCTGTGGATCAACTGCCGGTGTGTGCTGCGCGGCATCGAAGCATCGGTAGTTGCTGCAGTCGAGGGCGAAGAGGACTCTGCTGAGGTCGATCAGGAGCCCGAGGCTGACGAGGATTTGGACGACGAGTACGCGCCGATCCCGTGCCATGGCGTCTTGGCGCCCATCGGGAAGCCCACTGGTGATGGCCGCATGTTCGCTGAGGGGTCCATCACTAACCGTGACCTGCCGCTTCCGATGAAGTGGCAGAAGGCTGAACAGCCAGGCCATGACGGTTCGGTGGTGGTGGCAACAATCCGCAACATCTTTGTCGAGGATGGGCTCATTAAGTGGGATGGGGATTTCGTGGACAGCCCGGAGTCCAACGAGGTCCTGGGGCTCGTTGCTGAGGGTGCACTCCGTGGGGTGTCTGTAGACCTTGACGACACTGAAGTGGTGGTTGAGGACCAGGACGGCAACCGATGGGAAGAGGCGTTCTTCGAGGACGAGTCGAAGAAGCAGATGCAGAAGATCACCAAGGGTCGCATCTGTGCTGCCACCATTGTGCCAGTGCCGGCTTTCGCTGAAGCGTTCATCGAGATCGGAACCCGAGAAGAAGCGATGGCGGCTGCAGCCGAATGCACTGAGTGTGGTGCTGACCGTTCAATGGCTGCAGCAGCGATTGAGCCCAACACTGCGGCAATGATCGGGTTGCTGCCCACCCCCACGGACCCGACAGTGGCCGCATCGAGTGAGCCGGCGCATCTGACTACCGTATGGCTGGGAGAGGCGTCTGATCTTGCTGACCCGGAAGCGATTCTCGCGCAGGTCGCGGAGTATGCGAAGGGAATCACGGGTCCGATTGAAGTGCCGGTGACTGAACGCGGCGATCTCGGGGACGAGGGCGCTGACGTGGTGTTCTTGGAGCCCACTGAAGCGCTCATTGCCTTGCGAGACGGTCTTCTCGCTGATTCCGTGAAGGAAGCGTTCGACAATGCCGAACAGTTTGACCAGTGGACGCCGCATGTGACGTTGGGGTACCCGGATACGCCGGCTGTTGGCGAATACGACGCTGAAGCGGTGACGTTCGACCGTATCGGCGTGTGGTTGGGGGACGACCAGTTCTCATACGCATTCGGCGGCGCACTGGCCGCATCTGCTTTTGCTCCGGGCACCAAGGATGGTCCCGGATGGATCACCAACCCCAAAGCGACGTCGCGTATTCGCCGGTATTGGACGCGCGGCAAGGGTGCCGCCAAGATTCGCTGGGGTGTGCCCGGCGATTTCAACCGCTGCCGCCGGCAGCTCGCAAAGTACATCCAGAATCCCGACTGGCTGGCAGGAACGTGTGCGAACATGCACAAGGAAGCACTAGGCTTTTGGCCCGGAGAGCACCATGCCCTTGAAGGAGGGACGACGATGAGCGACCAGGGAATCAACTTCGTGGAGTCTGAGGACTCGATCACCGCATCTGCTGCTGGTGAGCGGCCGGCCGAGTGGTTCCAGGACCCCGGCCTTGAAGCGCCGACTGCGGTGACCATCACCGATGACGGGCGCATCTTCGGCCACATTGCCACGTGGAACACATGCCACACCGGCATTGCGGATAAGTGTGTGATGGCGCCCAAGTCGATCACCAACTATGCGTACTTCCGTACCGGTGCGGTCAAGACGGACCAGGGGGAAATCCCTGTTGGGCAAATCACCATGGGTATCGGTCACGCGGCGATGAACGCCGGCGCCCGCCCTGCTGCAGCCCACTATGACAACACCGAGGCTGTGGTTGCTGATGTGGCCTCCGGTGAAGACGAATACGGTATTTGGTTCGCCGGCGCCATTCGCCCCGGTGTCAGTGAGGAGCGGATCGAGGCGCTGCGTGCGTCGTCGCTTTCGGGCGACTGGAGGAACGTGGGCGGAAATATGGAGCTCATCGCCGCGCTTGCCGTGAACACTCCGGGCTTCCCGATTCCCCGCCTTGGCCTTGCTGCCTCTGGCGAGAACATGAGCGCGCTTGTGGCGTGCGGTGTGGTGGAGCGGAGCGAAACGGAAGACATCATTCTGCCTGCAGACTTCGCAAAGAAGGTCGCAGCCGAAATCATCAGCCAGCAGGATGAGGCGCACCGGAAGGCGGCGGCAAGGGATCGCATCACTGCTGCGCGTAAGAGCGCTGCCATTGAACAGTTGACGAACTGAGAAAGGGGTTTGCCATGAAGGATTGCAACTGCGGCAAGGGCAAGAAGAAGTGAGGCTTGCACGCTTTCACTCAAGTGCTATGCTCTGAATAAGGAACGCACCCGTCGGTCGTAGACCGCGTGCCTAACTGGCCTAGCCAGACAGACACCGATACATTTACTGACCGTACAAGGAGTGCGAAATGCCTTTCAAGATTCCCGAGGACATCGACAGCCTTTCGCTGGATGAGCTCAACAAGGTGCTGGCCGAGGCACGTGCCCACGGCCGCGAACTGTCCGAAGCCGACGACTCCACTGTGGAACAGCTGGAGGAGATCGCGAACTTCATCGACAGCGCCAATGAGGCTGTCGAAACCAAGCAGGCTGAGGCTGAGAAGCGTGAGGCTGCGAAGGCGAAGTTCCAGGACCCCGAGCCGGAGCCCGAGGAGGAGCCTGCTGCGGAGACGGAGGAGCCCGCTGAGGAGTCCGCCGAAGAGCCCGCTGAGGAGCAGGCCGAGGAGCCGGCCGCTGAGGTGAAGGAGCCGGTGACCGCTTCTGCCAAGAAGAAGGGGGTCGCCGCATCGCTCGCCTCCAAGTCGACCCAGGCCGCACGGCCGGTAAAGGGCACGGCGTCCATCACTGCATCTGCCGACATTCCCGGAATCCCGACCGGCGGAAAGCTGGACGACCTGGACTCAGTGGGTGCGGCAATGCTGAAGAAGATGCAGGCCATGCCGTCGCATGGTCGCGGTCAGCGTTCCCGTGCGTCTGTGGCGAACATTGAGCTCGGTCGTACCGACGAGTTCAGCCAGGACAACCCGGAGTACCGTGGCGATGACATGAAGCTGCTGCACGAGGTGACTCGTGAGTCGCGTCTGTCCGGCGGTTCGCTGACTGCTGCCGGTTCGTGGTGTGCCCCGTCGGAGAACATGTATGGCATGTGCTCCATCGAGTCCACTGACGGCATCCTGGACCTGCCGAGCATCAACGTGACCCGTGGTGGAATCCGCTTCACTAAGGGCCCGTCGTTCCAGGACTTCTACACCCACGCCGACCTTGGCTGGCGTCTCACTGACGCCCAGGTGCAGGCCGACACGGAGAAGCCGCTGATCGACATTGAGTGCCCGGACTTCAGTGAGAAGCTGCTGGACGCTGTGGGTCTTGGTGTGCGAGTCCCGCTGTTGACTCAGGCGTCGTACCCGGAGTTGGTGCGTCGTTGGATGGAGGGTGTGCTGATCGCCCACCAGCACAAGGTCGCTCGCGGCCTGTACAACGACATCCAGGCCGGCTCTGCGGTGCGCAACGTGGAGGGTGCAGTCACCACCTACGACGCCCTTGGTGTCCTGGAGGTGGTTGCCGCCTACGAGCGTCAGCAGTGGCGCATGAAGTTCGGCGAGACGATGGAGATTCTGGCGCCGGAGTGGTTCAAGACTGCAGTTCGCCTTGACCTGTCCCGCCGTAACGGTGTCGAGCTCCACAACGTCACCGACCAGGAGATCAACGCGTACTTCACTTCCCGCAACATGCGAGTGCAGTGGCTGTACAACGTCGGCCAGGACATCATCAACGCATCGGGCAACATTTCGCTGCCGGAGACCGCGACGATCACCATGTACCCGGCGGGCACATGGGTCAAGGGCCAGAAGGACGTGATCTCTCTGGACGCGGTGTACGACACCGAGAGCCTGAAGGTCAACACCTACACGGGCATGTTCATCGAGGAGGGCGTGTTCGTGGCGAACACCTGCTTCGACTCGGTGAAGATCAACGTTCCGGTTGCTGCCACTGGTCAGACCGGCGCTGCCGACCTGACCGAAGCGCTCGCCCAGTCCTCTTCGCTGTAATCGACACCTCCCGGTAGTGGGACCACCGCTACCGGGGGGTTACAGGAAGGAGGTGGTCTGATGGTTCAGCCCTACTACACGGTTGAAGCCCCGGACGCGGCGATGGCGCGTGGAGGTTTGCTCAACGCCGTCACGCCGGATGAGTCTGCAGGGGACAGGGTTGGCGCCGGCGTGCAGCACATGTCCTCCGTGGCTTGTGGGACCGCCTCGCCCGCACCTGGCGTGTGCAATGATGCGCTGGAGCTCGAAGAGAACGAGTCGGGCCTTCAGAAAGAGTTTGACGGCATCGACTGGGAAAACGCTCTGCCGTTCGGCATCTACAAGGGCATCGTGTGCGACATGTCTCAGGACTACACGCAGCTCGCCACCGAGGGGTTGCTGCGCGGCGAGGGTGTCGCGGTTGAGGAAGCGTTCCAGTCGCTGATTCTGAACAAGGCCGGCACCGAGGTTCTGGGGGGTGGAGCGAAATCTGTTGTGGAGGCTGTGGCTTTGCTGGAGCAGCACGCAGCAGAAGTTTACGGTGCTCTGCCGATGCTCCACGCTTCGCGCTACGGGGCGACGCATCTTGGTGCTGAGGATGTGGTGAAGGCTGACTCGAATTGGATGCTGCACACCATTCAGGGAACCCCCACTGTCAACGGTGGTGGGTACACGGAAACGGGGCCAGGCGCCGTTGGTGCCACTGCGGGCCAGTTCTGGTTGTACGCCACCGGCGCTGTCCACATTTGGCGCAGCGGCGTGATCGCCTCTGAGTCCACTGACACTGCAAAGGGCGGGAACTACGCTCTCGCCGAACGACTCTACGCCGTGACACGGGAGTGCTTCACTGCTGCCGTGCTTGTCGACACCACTGCATAAGGAAGAAGGGTAGAACAATGACCTCCTGCACCACTTACATTCGCGGTCGCCGACTCCGCGCGACCAAGCTGGACAATTGCGGTCGCCCCATTGAGGGCGACACATCGGTGGTGACCAGTCGCGGTATGGCTTCGGTCGGTATTGCCACCAATCTTCAGGAAGGCACTGAGATCACTGTGCCGAACGCCAACGGGGAAACCTTGGCGCGTGTTCCTGGGAAGCCGCAGATGCTGGGCCACACGCTGACCATCACGCTGAACCAGGTCGACCCGGAGCTGTTCACCCTCCTGACCGGCCAGGAGCTGGCCTTGGACCACGACGGCAAGGCTGTCGGCTTCACCACGGATGACACCATTTCCGTGGAGGATGTGTCGTTCGCTTTCGAGCTGTGGATGGGCGCCCCCGCCGGCGATGACTGCGATGAGGAGGGTTCCGAGGGGGCTTTCGGCTACGTGCTCTTGCCGTTTGTGCAGGGCGGTGTTCTGGGTGACCTGACCGTCGAAGACGGAGCGGTCAGCTTCACAATCAACAGCGCCTCCACGAAGACTGGCAACCGCTGGGGCGTCGGACACTATGCGGTGGTGCGTGATGGTGCCGGCGACCCGGCGTTGCTGCCGAACCCGCTGAAGAAGACGCAGCACATGCTGATCCGTTCCACGTCTGTGGCTCCGCCCATGTACCACTGTGGTGCCCGCCCGTTCCTTCCGGCCGGTGATGAGGCAATCACCGATTTCACTGCAACTGACGTTGCGCTTGAGGTGACGTTCTCGCCCACGCCGACTGGCACTGACCCATTCTGGGTGGACTTCGGCGATGGCACTTGGGACTACTCGTCCACGGGTGCTGACCTGGTGCACACCTATGAGGAGGCGGGCACCTTTACGGCGACCATGTACCGGGGCATTGCGAAGGTGGATAAGGAAGTCACCGTCACCGAGTCGTAAACTAGTGGGGTTCCCACTGAAGGAGGTTCGCGATGGTTGACGGTACCTGTTTCCCGGTCACATGGGCTGACGCGGAGTACGCCGGCAACCTTGACTCTGGTGTGAAGGCCAGGGTTGAGGACATGGCCGGGCGTGCTTTGCGGATGCTGACCGCCTACCAGGTTGGGGGCTGCCCAATCACTGTGCGGCCGTGTGCGCCCCAGTGCGCACCTGCCACATACCTGACGGCCCCAGTGTCGGGTGTGCTGCCGTGGGTGCCGTACGTGTCGAATGGGAAGTGGTTCAACGCGTGCGGCCACCGGCGGTGTGAGTGCAAGACGGTGAACGAGCTGCGGCTTCCGGGCCCTGTCTCCGAGGTGATCTCGGTGATGGAGTCCGGGGTGGCGCTGTCTGAGGACCTGTACCGGGTTGATAACGGCAACATGCTGGTGAGGACTGACGGCAAAGCATGGCCGGTGTGTCAGGACATGAACCTCAATGACGACGATGACGGGGCGCTGGCTGTCACGTATGTCCGTGGCATGTCACCGGGGGCTGACGGTGCGTTCATTGCGGGAATCCTCGCCAAAGAGTTCGCCCTGGGTTTGCAAGACGCCCAAGAATGCCGGCTGCCGCCTTCTGTGACGTCGGTGGTGCGTCAGGGGATTACGATGGAGCTCACGCAGGGGCAGTTCCCTGGTGGTGTGACAGGGGTGCCAGAGGTTGATGCATGGGTGCAGTATTGGAACCCGTACAAGGTGAAGGCGCCGGCAGGTGTGTACAGCCCTGATGTGACGAGCCCGCGTGCGACGACGTGGAGGGCGACCAGTGGCTCCTAGCGGTTACACGGCGGAGGCGTCGATCTGGCCCATTGTGGAACGCTTGAAGGCGTGCTTCGAGAAGGAGCTGACAGCCCGCGAGCTGATGGTGAAATGCAACGTCTCTATCAAGCCGGGGGCGTTGCCGGATTTCTCTGCGGTCGACGCCGCATGGATTCGTGTCGCCAGCGTGTTTCAGACCTCCTCGTTCCCGAACCAGACGCCAGTCGGGAGGGGTGTTGCCACAACGGAGGCGGCGCTGCTGGAATTGACGGTGCTGCGGTGCATCGAAACCCCACGCGGCGGCGTGCTGTCGGCCGAGAAAGAGACTGAAGCGTCCCGGCTGGCGTTGGCAGACAAGCAAGCAATGCTGGCTGCCATTAAGTGCTGCAAGATCAGCGAGCGCTCGCTTGGCGCATGGGTGCCGTTTGGGCCCGGCGGTGGAGTTTATGGCGGTGTGCAGGAAGTCACTGTGGGGATTGGTGAGTGATGCTGGTCACACAGGTGTCAATGGTGGTGGTGCCGAACCTTCCGGTGATGGCCGCGATGACGCAAACCCCGAACGGTTTGGTGCGTCGTTGGCAGCGAATGTTCATGCGCGAGTTGGAGGCCACGGCAGTTCAGGAAACCCACACCAGTACAAGCGGCAGCGGTCATCTTGCGAGCAACTTCTCTTTTGACTTTGCCGAGGCAGGACCCACGTCTTCCAGCTACCGGCTGCGCAACAGTGCCCACTATGCGCCGTACGTGTTTGAGGGAACTGAGGGGCCGATCACGTCGCGCAGCGGGAAAGCGATGCCGGTTGGGAAAACGCAACTCGGGGTGCCGGCTGGGGTGAACGTTGTGAATCCGCGAGGAAAGGGTGTGGTGTTCCGTAAGGCGGTGGCTGGTCAGCGGGCAAACAACATCCCAATGACCGCTGTTGACAAGGTGCTCACCCGTAGAGGGATGCTGAGAGGGTAGGCTGTGGTTGGGGGAAACCTCACCTACAACCCGATAGGAGACAAACATGGCGAAGAGAATGTTCGGTGACGCGACCAGGGCTGCGAAGCCGCGCGAAAGTAGCGAAGCCCCAGTCCCGGTCGACGTGCAAGGGAACCTCAATGGCGAGATCGTTGAGCGTGAAATCTCGATGCACGAACCGTCAGATAACCAAGCGTCAATCCTGGCGATCATCGCCGCGAAGGGCAAGCGTGCCAACGGTAGCGACGCGGCCAAGTTCATCGACTTGGTGATGCGTCTCATGACTCCAGAAGACCGGGACTTCCTGGAAGATTTGCTGATGGAAGACGGCTCTGGTTTCGAGCTGACCGACCTGATGCAGATGTTTGAGTACGCGGCGGAGGAGTGGTCCTCCCGCCCTACTGGGAGGTCGAACGACTCGTCCAAATCGCCGAACAAGGCTGGGAAGTCTTCGACGGGCGCCTCGCAGCGCAGGGCATCGACCCGCTCGACCTCAACCTCCGCCGGTTCTGCAACCTCATCTACACAACAGCGCTCGAAGCGATAGGGAGGTCCGGCAAGGAGGAGGATATCGAGAAGTTCGAGCGTGAGCTGAGGGACCCGCCAGCAGATTTGGTGGAATCCCGGCCCGACGTGGCGGAACGTGTGGTGCAGGAGGAAATGGCTTTGTTCGGCAATCTGGCTGGAAGCCAGGGTTTCGAGTAGGAGGTGAATGATGGCGTTGGGCCCTAGTGTTGGCGACGCTTACATCACCATCCACGCGGACACCAAGAAGTTCCAGGCAGACGTCTCAAAGCTGTCGACTGCCACCAAGGATTTCGTGAAGGATCTTCGCAGCTTGAGGAAGGTCACGAAGGAGGTCTCGGAAGTAACGGATCGTGCAACCGAGTCGAACAGGACGCTCCTCGATTCTCTGACGGGCACGGAGGGGGTCTCGGAAGTAACGAATCGTGCGGCCGCGTCGAACAAGACGCTCCGCGATTCTCTGACGGGCACCAACAGCGAGTCGAAGGTCACGCGCCGTTCGCTGTTTGAGCTGAACAAGCTCATGCTGCAGTTTGAGAAGCGACCCCAAATCCTTGCCGGCGGTCTCAATAAAGTCACCACCAGGTTCACGCGCATGCGCCGTAGTGCGGCTTTGATGGAAACGCGGCTATTGCGAATCTCAGATGGGTTCGGGCGCCTGACAGCGCGGGGCGGCGTACTTCGTCGCACACTGTCGCGCTTGAACACCCCATTTAAGGCTTTGGGGGGGTCCATCGCTAAGTCGTTTAGGGGCATGGATCGGACTGTGCTGCTGGTGTTGAAGCTCATTGCCGTGGCTGCCCCCCAGATCGCAGCGTTGGGGTCGGCGTTGAGCTCAACGCTGGTGGCGATTGCGTCGTCGGCGTTCTACGCTCTTGCTGGGCTTACTCCCATGCTGGGTGTGTTGGCGCCGGTGGTAGCCGGCATTGCCGCTTTGGCGGTGGGCCTGCAGGACTTGGAGAAGTATGCGCCTGGCGCCAAGCGTGCACTGGACAGCCTGACAGGCAACTTCAAGGATGTGGCGGTGCCTGCGTTCTTCCAGGAGTGGGGGGATTCGGCCGCTAATTTCTTCTCCGTGCTCGACAAGTTCTTGAACAACCCCGAGGTGTTTGCGTCGATAGGTGAAGCGTTCGCCGCAATTACTGATGGCATTAGTGGCGCCCTGGATTCCGGTGCTGGCGAGGCTCTTACGGAAGCGTTGACTGGCCCACTGTCTGAAGCATTGGGCGTGCTCGGGGAGTCGCTGGAACCGCTCCTAGAGACTCTTTTCAACTTCATGTCCGCATCTGCGCCTATGGCTAAGGAGCTGGCAGAGCTGTTTGGGTCTTGGGCTGACGACCTGAATGCGGCACTCTCCAGTGGCATCGACGATGGGTCATTCCAGGACTTCATGTGGACAGCCGTGGATTCTTTGCGGATCATGCTCGACTTCCTGGGTTCGATCAAAGATGTGCTCGGAACACTGTTCGAGGCGGGAGTTGGGCCCGGCAACACAATGCTGCAGCTGCTGACTGGCATGCTTGATGAGTTCGACAGGTGGATGAACACCATCGAGGGGCAGAACGCCCTGGAGGAGTGGTTCGCTAACGGCGCGATCATCATGGGGGCGTTGTTCAAACTGCTTGGTGCAGTGGGTACGGCGATCTCTGACCTGATCACCCCAGACGTGATCGACCAGCTGGTGGGCCTGCTTGACAGCCTTGGCATTTTCGCTGACCTCTTGTCTGACATTCTGGCCGTTGTCGCAGAGGCCGACATTATCGGCTTGATAGTGCTGATACTGAACTCATTGGGTGAAGTGATTCGACCGCTGCTCCCCCTGCTCTCTGACCTGATTGTGATTTTTGTGACCTTAATCACAGAAGCGCTAGCAGTGCTCACTCCGATTCTGGTGAAGGTCGCAGAGTCACTTGCTGTCGGGTTGGGGCCGGCGATTGAGGTGATCATCGGCCATCTACCAACGTTGATGGAGGCGTTTGCGCCGCTGATCCCGGTGCTT